ATAGAAGGCATTTTCCAAGCGTCTTTGACGTTTGGTATACAACTTTGAATAACATCAACAGTTGCTTGTCCATTTAATAACGCATCAGGCGTTTTAAATGTAATTTCGTCTTTGGCTGTCATTGCATATACAGGATATTCGCCAGTTTCAGTTTTTTCTAAACTTTTACCAGCCCAATAATTTCCTTCACTAGGCAATTTGATGTAGATTTTAGGTTGTCGTAAGTGTTTAACAAGCGGATTTCCCTTAGGTTGTACTATCGGCACTCCACTAGGTTGTGCTTGTTGTTGCTGACCTGCTCCTTGCATCTGAGCCATTTGCTCTTGCATTTGTTTCATTTGCTCCTGAGTAGGCATATTATTATCTACCATGTTTATTTCTCCTGCTAAATACTATTGTAGCATAGCACTATTATTTATAGCTATGCATTATATGAGTACTTAATAATGGCCGTTGTAAAAATTGATATTCCAGGTATAGGAGAGGTAACTGCCCAAAATGCGGCTAGTGAACGTACCTTACTGGAAATTTTAAAGACACTGAACGTCGGAAATAGTGCTTTTGATAGAAAAGCAAATAGCGGTGGAGGAGGAGGTTCGAGTAATCCTGCGTCTAAAGCACAAGAACTTTTAACAAAAAACACTAAAAAATCCTATACAGGTTTAGGCATACTAGCAAATATAGCAGGAAAAGTGCTTGGAGGAGCATTTAATCTATTAGCGTCTACTGTAATGGCTTCTGTTGGATCATTCCTAAATTTAGGCAAGGAATTACTTGTTGGAGGAAATAGACTTACAGATTTTGCACAACATCTTCCTATACCTTTTTTAAGTACATTTACGCAACTGTTAGATAATCAAATAGATCAGTTTAGAGAATTAAGCCAAGCAGGAGCAGGCTTTGGAAATAGTATAATTGATATATCAAGAGTAGCGGCGCAAGCGGCTATGCCACAAGCTGAATTTCTAAGTATGGTACGTGAAAATTCAGAAGAATTAAAACGTTTTGGGTCAACTACACAAAATGGTGCTAGACTATTTGCTGACATGTCGAAAAGAATGAGACAAAGTCAAATGGGTATTAACCTAATGAACCTAGGTTTTACTGCTGGTGAATTAAATGAAAATATGATAGCTTTCTCTGAAATTACACAGATGGCAGGTACAAGACAAAATTTGACAACAAATCAATTGATACAAGGTTCTATGCAATATTCAGACACACTAGATAGCTTATCTAGAATGACAGGTAAACACAGAGATCTAATTGCACAACAAGTTAAAGATATGATGAGCGATGCTGATATGCAAAGAGCTGTACAAATGTATGGCGAAGAATTTGCGGCTTCACTAGCGTCACTACCTGCAGGTACAGATGCTTTACAACAATCTATTTTAGATATGGTAGACGGTATTCCGCATGATGATGTTACTAAAGGATTCTTGCAAGTATCTAAAACTTTCCAAGATGGCGCAGATAAATTTGGAGAAATGTCATTAGAAGATAAAAATGCATTTTTAGCAAAGGTATCTGCAGAGACTACAGCTTATGTTGATACATTAAGCGTTGAACAACAACAGTCTTTAAAACGTAGTAATACTATTATGGCTGGTGTAGTAGAAGCAAGTGCAGGACTAAGAAAAGTTACAGAAGCAGATTTAGAGTCGATTAAAAAAGAAAAAGCTAGACAAGATGAGATGACTAAAAAACTTACAGGGTTTGAACAGACAATACAAAACATTAGAGACAAAATTAAATTAGCATTAATAGACAGCGGAATATTTGAGAAAATTACTGATGCGATTTCAAAATTTGTTCCAAGTGCAGAGGAAGCAAACACAATGTTTGACACTGCTACAAAGTACTTCAATGAAAATATTTTGCCAAGTTTAAAAAGTATATATGATTGGTTTACAGTAGAAGGTGAAACAGGAACTACGGGAATTAAAAGTTTCTTAGACTGGTTTGAACTCACAGCATTACCAGCCGCTAAAAAAGCATTTAAATATCTTACAAATTTATCTACCGAAGATGGCAGAAAACAATTAAAGCAAGATATAGTCGATGGTGTAAAATCTATGGCTAGCGGCTTAATGGACAGTGTTATTGCTTGGATGACTGATCCTGAGACTATTGTGAAAACACTTACTAACGCATTATTATTGTTAAGTCCTGGAGGTTTGATGATGACTGCGGTAAAACTAATTATTGCAGGAATTGTAAATCTGATTAGCTGGGATGATATAAAAGCAGGCTGGGATGCTTGGGAGCCTACAAGCGAAATTGGACAAGGTATAAAAAACATGGTTACTAAAGCGGTAGAATGGATTGGCGATACATTCTCTTGGACAGCTATAAAAAAGAAAATTGGAGGATTTTTACCTGATAACAAATTAGGTAATTGGGCAAGAGAGAAATTAGGTATAGGAAATGATACTGACGAAGTAGCTTTAGCTGATACTAAGGATAATAAAAAAACAACTACAGCTGAAAATCCAAAAGCAGAAGAAGTAGCGAAAGCAGAAGAAACTGTTGCTAAGACAGAAGCAGAAAAACAAAAATTGGCCAACTTAGATAAATCCACTTCAGATTCAGATAATCAGCTTGCGATGTTAAATACTAGCATGCAACAGCTCATTGATTTAACTAAAAAGAATACAACAGCCGTAAAAAATCTTAACGGCAACATAATGGCTGGATAAGGAACACAATATGAGTTGGAAAAGATATTTTACACCAGTCGAAGGAGAAGCAGGCTCTAGAAGTCCGCTTAGTGCAGGTTCAGGCTCACAGCCAGGACCAGCAAGAACAAATTATTCAAGTTTTCTTCCTGATGTTTACACAGGCGCTCCTAATAGAGTAGAGCGTTACGGACAATATAATGTAATGGATCAAGATAGTGAGGTAAATGCCGCACTTGATATCCTAGCTGAATTTTGTTCGCAACAAAATCCTATTAACAAAACAAGTTTTAGTATAGACTTTAAAAAGATGGCTACTAATTCTGAAGTAAAAGTTTTAGAGCAATACTTACAGCAATGGACTAAATTAAATGACTTTGGTACACGCATGTTCAAAATTGTGCGTAACGTTTTTAAGTTTGGTGACAGTTTCTTTATAAGAGATCCAGAAACAAAAAAATGGCATCATGTTGATCCTGCAAAAGTTTCAAGTATTATTGTTAATGAATCTGAAGGTAAAAAGCCAGAACAATATATTGTAAAAGATATTAATTTAAATTTTGTAGACAGTGTTGCAACAACACCTTATACTACAAACGGTAATGCAACAGGCGGTGGCGATGGCTACTTAACTGGCGGTGTTCGTGGTATGGTTGGGAATACACAAACGTCTGGTTCAAGCTCAGGACGTTTTGGACATGATAAAACTAAAGAACATGCTATTAGTGCAGAACACATGGTACATTTAAGTTTAAGTGAAGGCTTAGACAACAATGCACCTTTTGGTAATTCACTATTAGAAGGTATATTTAAAGTATACAAGCAAAAAGAATTACTTGAAGACGCTATTATTATTTACAGAACACAAAGAGCTCCAGAGCGTAGAGTATTTTATGTTGATGTTGGTAACATGCCAAGTCACTTAGCTATGCAATTTGTTGAGCGAGTAAAAACAGAAATACACCAAAGACGTATTCCTAGTAAAACAGGTGGTGGCACAAGTGTTATTGATAGTGCTTACAATCCATTATCAACTAACGAAGATTATTTCTTTCCGCAAACAGCAGAGGGACGTGGATCTAAAGTTGAAACACTACCTGGTGGTACTAACTTAGGTGAGATTGATGACTTGAAATACTTTACAAACAAACTAGTAAGAGGTTTACGTATTCCAAGTTCATACTTGCCAGCCGCGGCACAAGATGAAGGTCAAAGTTCATTTAATGACGGCAGAGTGGGTACTGCATATATACAAGAACTACGCTTTAATAAGTATTGCGAACGTTTACAAAATTTAGTTGCTGAAATATTCAACCAAGAGTTTAAAAGATATCTAATAGAAAAAGGTATTAATGTTGATATTGCAATGTTTGACTTATTATTTCAACCACCACAAAACTTTGCAAGTTATAGACAAAGTGAGATTGATAATGCAAGAGTACCTACGTATTCACAAATGAGAGCAATACCTTATATTTCAAATAGATTTGCAATGACACGTCTCTTAG